CACAGGCGGTTGAGCGTCATCTCGTGCGCGATCACCTTGTCGCGCAGCAGGTCCATGAAGTGCCCGAGGTCGTCGTCGACGACCATCCGCGGCGTCATCGAGAACTCGTCGCCGTAGGCGTCAACGGCGATCCAGCTCGCCTCCTCGCTGGCCATGCTGTCGGTGAAATCGTCACCGTCCGGCACGCGGGGCAGCTCGCCGAACTCGCCCGTGGCGATGATCGTCTTGGGCTTGAAGTCGGGGACGCTGTCGATCTGATAGCACCACTCCCGGTACGTGGCGGGAGCGTACGCCGGCATCACGTCCAGCCCCTTGTTGACCACGGCCGCGAGCAGGTTCGGGAAGTCGCTCGGACGCCCGAACGAGCTGCCGCTCATCACGATGCTGCCGCCGTCGCCGCGCAAGGCGGCGCAGGCGATGTCGTCCTGGTCGCCGATCACGCGCTGGCCGGCGGAGCGCAGGCCCATCTCCGCCAGCTGCAACAGCGTGGCGTGGCGGAGCTCCTGAGCCGACTTGCTCAGCGGCTTCTCGGCGTCCTTCCCGCGGACGCCGGCCCGATCGGCCAGGGCCTCGACGGCCGCGGCGCCGAGCTTGTCCGCTTCCGCCGCGCCGGGCTCGATCCGCTGCTTGCGGACCTTCGTCTCCTTCGCGGCCTTCGCCTCGGTCCATTCGAGCAGCGCCTCCTCGACCGACAGGCCGTCCTCGACCGCCTCGTCGATCTCCTCCTGGGAGACGCCGAGCAGCTCGCCACGGGCCTGCAGGTCCTGGATGCGGGCCCGCTCCTGCTGGCGGGCGCGCCGCAGCTCGCGGCGCGAGGCCGCGGCCTTCGGCTTCTTCGGAGCGCGGCGGGCGCGGGAGCTGCGCTGCGCGGGCTCCTCGTCGTCCGCATCCATCTCCTCGTCGTCGTCTTCGTCGTCGGCTTCGGCCGGCGTCTCCTCGTCGTCCTCGGGCTCCTCGTCGTCCGCCTGGCGGGCCGGCTTCGGCGCCTTCGCCGTCAGGGCGGCGAGGATCGCCTTGTCCCCCTTCGGGACCTCCTGGCCCCGCGACTTGAAGAACGAACGCAGGGCGAGCTGGACGAAGTCGTCGGTCGCTCCCTGCTCGATGAGTCCCATGGCGACGAGCGCCGCTTTGACCTTGTCCACAGTTCCCTCCTTGGGCCCGCCGGTGGGCTTGTTGGCGGGCTTCGTCGCCCGCAGTTCGTGGAAAACCTGCTCCAGTGTCCCGACGCGATCGATCAGACCGCTCGCCTTGGCTTTCGCGGCGAGCATCGTTTTGCCCTGGCCGAACTCCTTCTGCACCGTCTCGACGGAGACGTCGCGGTTGGCGGCCACGGCATTCAGGAAGAGCGCGTTCCAGTCGTCGACTCCCTCCTGCAGCACGTCGTGCGCTTCATCGCTGAGCGGCTCGTACGAGTTGGCGGCGTTCTTGAAACGGCCGGCCCTGACGATCGTGTACTTGTAGCCGGCCGCTGCGTCGGCTTTGCTCGCTTCGCCATGCACGAGAAACGTGCCGATCGAGCCCACTTCGGAGCTCGGGCTTGCGATCAGCTCGTCGGCGGCGCTGGCCACGTAATAGGCCGCACTCGCGCACAGGCCGGTGACCACGGCTTTGATCGGCTTGGACCCGCGCGAGTCGCGGATCAGCGTCGCGAGCTCCTCGTTCCCGCCGGCCGAGCCGCCGGGAGAGTCGACGTCGAGCAGGATCGCTTTGACGTCCTGCCGGTTCAGCGCCTCGCGGAACCACTTGGCTACCAGCTGCGTCGACGTGCCGCCGGAGATGCGGCTCATGTAGTTCATCTTCGGCGCCATCACTCCCTGAATCGGGAGGATCGCCACGCCGTCGGCGACGCGGTACCCGGGCTCCTCGTCGTCGAAGTTCTCATCGTCAAGGAACGCCAGCACGCGGCCGGCTTTGCCGCCGATCCGCTCCTGGACCTCCTCGGCCGTAAACTCGTAGCCGTTGGCCCGCAGCTCCAGCAGCTCGACGATCGACTGCAGGGCCCGCGGCTCGATCGCCCAGGGCGTCGCGCAGATCGCGCGGGCGATCCGCCGGCTGACTCGTTTGCGGAGGCGCGGCTGGGGCATCAGAGATCCTCCTCCGCGTTCGTCTTTTTCGCTGCGGGCGGCGCCGGTGCCTTCGCGCCGAGGTCGGGCTCCAGGCCATGCTTCTTGAAGAACGCCCGCTCGCGCTTCTGCTGCAGGGCGACGCGCCGCCAGTTGCGTCCGCGCAGGCCGCACTCGTCCTGCCACGTCGAGAAGATCCCGGAGATGCGTCCCTTGGCGGCCGTGGTCTCCATGTCCGGGTCAAGCTGCTCGCGACCGGGCGGCTGCAGCGTGGCCCGGAGCATCTCGCGCTCGCGGGCTTTGAACTGCCGCGCTCCGATCGTGCGGAACAGGCCGAAGGCGGCCGCCTGCCGCGTCCACTCGCGGCGGATCGGCATCACGAACGAACGCCCGGCCCACGACTGCAGGACGACGAAGAAGGCCTGGTCGTCCAGGTGGGCGCCGCGCGCCGAGGTGTACGAGCTCTGGCTGTAGTCGCCGGTCAGGCGCAGCCGGCTGATCCCCGCGCCCATCGCCAGCTGGCCGAGGATCAGGTTGATGAACGGCGCCGCGTCGCGATTCGGCCGGCTCGACTCAGCGACCTTGATGTCGTCGTCGGGCCCGATGTCCGCGACGGTCCCGCGGCCCAGCTTCACAAGCTTGTTGCCGAGGTCGTCGCTGTCGCCGACGGTGCTGCCGTGTCCGCCGGCGAAGCCCAGGCCAGTGCCCGCGCCGTTCGCTCGCTTGACGATAATGGTCAGCAGCGCGCCGAGAGCCGCGGCGGTGAGCTCGTTCCCCAGGAACCAGTCGAGGTCGCGCGAGGACTGCACGTCGGCCGAGAACCAGGTGACACCGCGATTCTCGCTGGCCCGGTTCGGCAGGAAGCTGTGGTTCACCCGGTCGGCCGGGATCCGCGTCGAGCGGACCTGCAGGCCGGCGTGCGAGTCGTGCGGGTGCTCGTTCCAGAACCAGTAGGCGACCGGCTCGTCGTCGGCGTTGTACTCGATCCCGCGCACGCACTTCGTGCGGCCGTCGAACGGCCAGTCCTGCGTCTGGTCGAGCTGCTCGGGCTCCAGGAGCTGGTAGCACAGCGGGAGCGTCCGGTCCCGGCCGGTCTTCGAGCACTTGAGCAGGAACGAATCGCCCGACTCCATCGTCTCGCAGAAGTGGAGCCACTGCAGCGTCCAAAACGAGAACTTCCCCTCGGCGTCGGCCTCGTACTCGGCCCACTGCTCGAACAGGTCGTCGGCTTCGAAGTTGAACTCGTCGTCGGTCTCCTCGGGCGAGGCCATCACCTCGGCGAACGTCTGGATTCCGGTCCCGATGACGTGCTTCGCCAGGGCCCGTTTGGCGTTCTTCATCACCGGATCGTTGCGGAACAGGTCCCGCATCCGCGCGGTGAGCAGGTCCCAGTTCTCCGCGATCGCATCGTCGCCCGCGCGGTGCTGCGGCAGCCAGTCCTTCCAGAGCCGGCTGTGGGCCCCACCGCGGTACGGCGCGCAGCTCGCCTGCGGCTTCGGGAAGTGGTTCCCGGAGGCGTCGAGGATCGGGCTCATTTCGCGCGAAATGGTCATTCGCAGAAGGGCTCGGCGAGGCCGAAGCTGGCGCCGGACGCGGCGTTGATCGACCGCTGCAGGCGGTCCCGGAGGTCGAAGAGGTCCTTCAGGGGGGCGCCCTGGAACTGCTGCTGCTGCGCGTTGTACGACTGGTAGCCGTCGCCGCGGAGCCGTTTGGTGAGGACCTCGTTGATGAGGTCGAGCATCTCCTGGTCGCTGCTGGCCATAGGGGCGGAGCGTAGGGCAGACGCCACGCCGCGGCGACGGCAGACTTCCAAACTTTGGAAGCTATCTGGCCGAATGGCCCTCCTGGTCGCGATCCCGCTGCAGGCGCTCGGCCATCCCGGGCTTCGGCAGCTTCTGCGAGTACGAGCAGCCGTCCTCGGGGCAGTAGTAGCGCGTGAAGTACGGCTCGCTGCGTTTCGATTCGCACCGCACGCCGTGATACGGGCACAGCGGGGCGGCACTCTGACGGAGCCGCGGCTCGTCGTCCCCTTCGGTCGGTGGCGTGTCTGTCGGCTTCTGGGTCCTCTGCTTCCGCGTTGCCGCGGCCTGGGTCTTCTTCTTGGCCATCCGTGGCGGTCCTTTCTAGCGGGCGCTGAAGCCCTCGTAATCCCGCGCGGCGACGGCGACGTCCTCGTCGGCCTGCCGGCGGCGCTTGATGGGTTGCTTCGGATCGGGACGCGGCGGCAGCCGGGTCCAGTGCTTCCCCTGGTCGGTGAGGCGCGAGCCGGCGACCTTGGCGAGGCGGAGCGCGTCGCGGTAGTCGTTGGGCCCGCTGGTCCGCTTCTGCCAGACGATCGTCGGGTACCCGCGGGCGTCGATCTCCTCGATCCGCTGCTCGTTCAGGAGCTGGTCGAGGAAGTCGAGGTCGAGCCTCGAGTGGATCGATAGCGCGAACGCCGCGTCGTTGGGGCCCCGCTCGCCGTTGAGGTGCTTCTGCAGCCAGCGCTGCGTCCAGTCGGTGTTGATCTCCAGCAGCAGGACGTCGCCCACGGCCGCCTTGCTGCGGCGCTGGTCGGCCTTCAGGTTCACCTCGCGGTATTCGGTGCGGATCGGCTTCGACAGTCCCTTGGCCGGCCGCAGGTTCCGGACCTGGCGGCAGAGCTGGTACACGGTCTCGGCTTCGTCGCCGGAGTCCATCAGCCCGAGCGAGATGAACAGCGGCGGCCCGCCGTCGGCGTGCGACCACGGCTGCCGCAGCAGTTCGACCAGGTCGTCCCACGTCGCCTGTCCATGGGCGAGCTCGGCACCGCGGCCGCCGTCGCCCCAGCCGGCGAGCACCCACACGAACCGCTCGGCCGTCTCCTGGACGTCGACGCCGAGGGTCAGGAAGCGGGACCAGCTCGGGACCACGCCGGCGGCGTGCAGCTCGGTGCAGAGCCGGCCGGCCAGGTCGTGCGCCGTCACGTGCACCGGCGCCGGGTCCCACGGTTCGGCGAGCGTCGAGTTAACGAAGTCGCGGAGGGCTTCCTTCCCCTCGGCGTTCGCGGTCAGGAAGTCGACGAGGATCTGCTCCCAGCCGGCGATCGCCAGGGAGTGCAGCGAGCTCAGCGGGCCGAAGCCCACCCGATGACTGCGGACCTTCGGTTCCCCGACAATCCGCCCTCGGCGGATCGACTGGCCTTCGCTGAGCCAGACGCCGCCGCGGATAAATGCGGGGCGGTCCTGGTTCTCGATCTTGCACCCTTTGTGTTCGCATTCGTAGTAGGTGTGCTCGGCCGCGTGCTGCACGCTGGTGCGGCCGTTGGGCCCGCGCTTGCCGATCAGCCCGCCGGTACCAGGCTCGCCCGTGCCGAGCTTGAGGAGCTGATAGGCGCCGCAGTGCGGACAGGGACACCAGTAGCGGCGGCGCTCGGTGTCGGGGTGCTCCATCAGGGCGCTGATCGCGCAGTGCCCTTTGAGTCCGGGCGTCGACTCGAACAGGAACTTCGACTCGAACGGGTACAGCTTGGCCCGCTGTGTGAAGAGCTTCAGCGGCGAGGCCTCGGTGCTCCGCTTTGTGGTCCACTTGCTGACCTCGCTGGCCACGCCGTAGCAGGCGGGGAAACCGGCCATCGTCGAGGGCGCGCCGGAGAACGACCGGCGGATCCGGCAACGGTCGAGCGCCACGTAGCGTTTGTTGCGCATGTGCTTCGGCCGGAGCTGGTACCGGGTTTCGCGGCAGGCCTCGAGCATCGGGTAGAGCTGCGAGTCGATTGTCTCGTCAGCCTTCTCCTCGTTCGAGCTGCCGAACAGCGACGGCCGCGGCGCCGTGCAGCCCCAGAACAGGAGGCAGGCCAGGGCGGTCGTCGTCTTCGCGTTGCGCGCGGCCCACTGCATGTAGATCTCCCTCACGCTCTGATCGTCGACGGCTTCGAGCACGCCGCGCACGTAGGGGAACAACTCGAGATCGAACAGGCCGGGCGTCTCGGTCTCCTCGGGGATGACGACGTGCGCGGGGATCCACTCGACCGACCGCACGGGGTCGGGCGGGATCCACGCCTGGTGGACGCGACGGGAGACGCGATCAATTACTCGTCGTCCTTTTCATCGGCACCGCGCTCGAAGTCGCGCGCGAGCTCCTCGCAGATCTTGCGGACCTCGGCCTGGCCTTCCTTGCGGAGCGCGTTGTGGAACTTCTTCGGCACGTGGCGGCAGAGGTTGACCGGCAGCCGCAGGAAGCGGTCGCGCGCCTTCTGCACGCACTCGATCATGTAGAGCTCGGCGACGTCGCGGCGCAGCACGTTGCCGAGTGCGGCCGCTTCCTCGCGCGCCATCCGCTCGGCGCGCAGCCGCTCCTGCTCGGCCTTCGACTCGAGGACGCTGAGCTTCGCGGCGACCGCCTTCTCCGGCTCCTGCCCCTTCCCCTTCTTGCGGTGCGCCTCGACCCAGGCGTCCGTCACGTCCGGATAGAAGACGCGCGAGCGGGGCGGGCCCTCGTGCGGCAGGCCGTCGGCGACCCACTCCTGGATGGTGCGCGTCGAGACCTCGTAGCGCGCCGCTGCGGCGCGGTGGCCGCGCAGGACCTCGCGTTCGGGCTCCGTGGTTTTCCGCGCGCGCTTGGCCATCCGGAAGAAGAAGAACCAAACTCAAAATCGCCTCAGCTGCAAAAAAGTCGCGTTGCCCGACCCGCGCGCCCCCTACCCCCCCTGGGGAGGACCCGCCCTGGTCGGCTGGCGACCAGCGTCCGCTGCCCCTGCCATCAGGTCCCGGACGCGTCGAGCGAGGCGCCGCAGCGCCTTGCACGTGCGGTCCTGAGTGGCGCACTGCTGCTGCTGTGTGAGCTCGATCCGCGTCAGCCGCACCTGCAGGTTGATCAGAAAGCCGACCACCACGCCCAGGAAGGTGAGCGCCACGCCCAGCACTTTCGCCCACTCGCCGATGCTCATCGCGGCCGCTCCATTTCGCGCGAAATACTCGGCGGCTGATCGACACGCGGCCGCGTGTCCTCCTTGCGGTACACCAGCACGTGCGGCGGCGCCTCGATCTGCAGTCGCACGGCGCACGGCGCATCGACGGTGATCGCGGCCTCGCCGACCATCACCGTCTCCCCAGGCTTCCGCCGCACCACGTACATCGCTCACTCCGGAAAGCGGGGATCGAGCAGCTCGATGCCCGAGATCGAATCCCGGTCCGCCGACGGCGCCTGAGGCGCCGCTGATGCCGGCGGATCGGGACGCAACCAGTCGGCGACGAACGGCAGCGCCGCAATGCCCAGCCCGATCGGCCCGCCGAAGGCGAACCCCATGGCGAGCTTCCCCAGCAGACCGAGGCCGCGGGCGGCCTGGTGCAGGTGCTGGTGCTGATCGCCGATGTGGATCACGTCGTCCCCCTGCGGGGCCTGATACGACTCGCCGAACGTCCGCCGATGGTGGGCCTGCACGGCCGCTCGATCATTGGCCAGCACCTGCTGGTTGTCCTGCAGGTCCTTCGCCTGCTCCGCCAGGATGATCTTGCCGTACGTCTTCAGCAGGTTCTCGATCCACTGCATCGTTCAGCTCCTGCAGCCGCTCACGCACCAGCTCCCCCGTGCGGCGCCGACGAAACGCCGCGCGGAGCCGAATCGATCGCTCCGCTGCGGCGTCCGCCTGTGCCTGGGCGCTTTCGAGCGGGCCCACTACGGTGCGGCCCCTGCCTGCGGCTGATCGCGCACGGATCGCTGCTGGACGACTTCGCGCGCGATCGCGCTGGTGCGGACGTCCTGCATGGCCTGCGCTTCGCGCACGCCGATCTTCTCCTTCGACTCCAGATATCCGAGCCGCGTCTGCTCGGCCACGTTTGCGGCCCCGTCCGCCTGCCGCTGCGCCCCGTTCAGGGCGTGCAGCTGGAGCATCTCGGCCGACACCGCACCCAGTTCCACTGCCATCGCTTCGTCTCCTGCAGGAACAACGATCGTTACATCGGGCTCCAGCCCGGTGTTTTCACTGCTGCTCATCACCCCGCTCCCTGACCCACTGTTTGATGGGCACGATCGAACCGAGCGGGTATCGCTTCGCCGGCTGCAGGACATTCCCGTCCTCGTCGACGATCTCGATCCAGATCTCTCCTTTGGCCTCCAGCGCCGCCAGCCGCTTCTCGAGAGCGGCCAGGCGTGCCGCATCGGCGTCCCGGCCGGGCGCGCCAGGCTCTCCCTGCGGCCCCGCGGGTCCCTGCGGCCCGGGCTGAGCGCGCACCTTGGCCAGTGCCGCCACGGCCTTCGTCAGCGCGTCCAGATCGGCGCGCTGCCGCTCGAGCTCGGAGAGCACGGGCGATAAATCCGCGCCTGGTGTCGCCGGCGGCGGAGTGCTGCCGGGTGCAGCGCAGTCCGGCTGCGTGCGTGTGATCGGCCGCGTCATCTCAGCCGGCGGGACCTGGTCGCAGCCCAGCCTGGCGAGCAGGTCCGCTTTCGACGTGTAGCCGAACACGGCCGGCCGGCCGCGGACCACGAACGCCGGCACCGAGCCGATCCCCAGGATCCGGGCGCCCAGGTCGTTCGGCTTCACTTCCATGTACGCGACCTGGTACCGGGCCCGGATCGCCCGCTGGAACTCCAAGTCGCCGTAGAAGTGTGACCAGAACAGATCGCACGGCGCGCACCAGGAATGCCCGTCCTGGCCCTTCGTCGCCGTCCACACGGTCAGCGTCGGCTTCTGCGCCGAGGCCTCGCCGGCGATCGCCACGATCAGAGCGCACCAGGTGAGCACGTGCCGAGCTCTCATGCCGCCTCTCCCGAAAACACGCGCAGCGGCCGCGGCTGCGGCTCGCCGGCGAACTGCCACGTGCCATGATCGACGAGCCGCCGCAGCAGGCACGCCGGGTTAAACCGCGTCGGGTTCGCGCGACCCAGCCGGCCGAGCCGCATGGCGATCGCCGCAATCACCTCAGAGCAGAACACGCTCTCCAGCTGCGCCGCCGGCAAGAGCCGCGTCAGCTTCAGCACGCGCGTCCCCGAGATCAGGGCCCCGCTCAGGTGATAGCGCGCCCGGTGCTCCAGGAAGTGCTGGACGATCTTCGCCAGCAGGACCTCGTCCTCGGTGCTCAGCGAATCGATCGGGCTCAAACGATACAAATCGACGCGGCCGCCCGACTGCGCGTAGTCGGTGATCCGCTGCTCGATCTCGTGAACCTGGACGCCTGAGACGCGCCGCCCCGCATATAGGCAGCCGGTGCGGCAGAGCGTCGTGGATTCAAACCACCGCAGCCGGCCCCGCCAGTGCACGACCATGGCCACGTGCGACGGCCCGAGCCGCAGGCCTCGGGGAGCGAGCAGCGAGGAAGTTCCCAGGCTGATCAGCCGCGACCCGACGTCGGTCCCGTAGCAGGCCGCAATGTCGCCCGGCTGGAA